CCACGTGGCTACAAAAAAATGCAATGTAAATACTGTACTAATATTTCAGAACGTGTCGATGTTAATGCAACTGCAATTACATGTTACCAATGCACCTCGAAATTAGCAGATGGACATAAATTGGAATTACGCAAATAATTCATTATAATATTAGTAAAAACTAATTTATGTTAACAGCAGAAAAAATTAAATCGAATTGGGAAGAATATCGACTTCGAGTAAACACAATGTTTCCTACCCGCAAAGTTGCCTTAAATAAAATGTATGATGAATTAGAAGAGCGTATGGTATTTATGCCAGCATCTTCGATGGAACACTTTCACAATGCATTTGCCGGAGGTTATGTAGACCATGTACTCCGAGTAATGGATTGCGTTGATTCATTACATTTTACTTGGACTGCAATGGGTGCTGATATGTCTGGGTATACTAAAGAAGAAATGATGTTTGCCGCAATGCACCATGATCTTGGTAAAGCAGGATTTCCGGGAGACGGCAACGAAGTATATCAAGTAGAAACTTCAGATTGGCATCGTAAAAATCAAGGTAAACTTTACAAGACAAATGCAGCTATTCCATTTGCTATGGTACCTGATTTGTCAGTTTGGTTGCTTCAAGAATACGATGTTAAAATGTCTTGGACAGAATATCAAGCAATCAAAATTCACGATGGAATGTATGATGAAGCAAATAAACCATACTTCGTCGCACGTGCGCCTCAAGCTAAATTAAAGACCAATCTTCCAATCATTTTGCACCATGCAGATCATATGGCATCTACAATTGAATATGAAAGATGGCGACAATTTAAAGATGGCACACCAGCCCCAGTAGTTGAAAAATCAAAAGCTACAAAAAGTAACGGGTTGAAAAACTTAGCAGAATCAAATCCAGATGTTGAACAAGCCTTAACGGATATCTCAAGTATCTTTGGCGCATTTAATGATTAATCAATATGATATTTTTAGTAATTTTATCCGTTGCCTTATTAGGAGGATTAATATACGCCGGGTTTCGTGCTTATTATCTAGCCGGTTTATTAGCAGACGCACAGGAATATATTGAGGAATTAGAAACTACCAATGTTTACATGTATTCTAAAATCGGAGAATCTTATGAAAACATGCAAAACATTGACCGCTTAGGTGCATTTGAGGCAGAAGACGAAGCTGGTACTACTTTCGCATTATTAAAAGAAACAATCACAGAACTTAAAGACATATTCGATGGCGAAGCGCAAGAAAAAAAGTAATAATTACTTTACACGAATAACAGATATAGCTATTTCTGCTTACAATAAAATCGAAGACCGACCTGTTTTGCGAGAACGAATTTACCGCAGATTTATTTACCCAGCATTCATGAAGTTGGCAGAAAACTTAATTAATAAAGTAAAACCTACTTATATTGATTCTTCATTTGTTGATTTGCAAACTGATCTAGTTACGTATTTAACTGAAAGGTTGAATAAATTTAATGCCTCAGCAGGAAAAGCATATTCATATTATACTAGAACATCATTCAATTATTTAATTGCAGAAAATGAAAAAGCTTACAAGAAATTAAAAGCTGATACCATGGAAATAAATATTGATGAACGTCGTAATATCATTACTGAAATTCACAATGATGAAATGCGAGAAACACTTAAATATTTCATGGACGCATTTATCGAGCATTGCTATGATAATTTGAATTATATGTTTTCTAGTTCAGTTGATATTCACGTAGCTGACTCAATTTTACATATTTTTGAAACTAGAGAAAATATTGAAGACTTCAACAAAAAAGCATTGTATATTTTTATACGAGAACGTACTGGTTTAGAAACAAACAATATTACTCGAGTAATTAAATCATTGAAACAACTTTATACTGACAAGTTTCTTGAATATGAACAAACAGACTTCGTAAATCTGCCTTTTTGATATTTATATTAAAGGATTTTACGATATGGATAAAAATGATGAACTATTCAAAGGAACAAGTTTCGCAGATTTAATGTCCGAAGTCTATCACAATTCTAAAAAAAAAGATAGACAAATAAATCAATTGATAGCACAGTTGCAACCGTTAATTCGGAATGCATCTGATGCTACAGTGATTGTTCCGCTAATTAAAGAATATCTTGATGTTGCTGTTAAAAATGATGATCATTTAGTTAAACTAACAGCAATTGTTCAACGATTTATTTCTACTAAACAAACCATCGATGGTGTTGATGGCTTACTAAGTGATGAAGAAAAGCAACAGCTAATGAAAATTGCTGAGAAAACTATGTCAACTGAATTAGAAGATGAGTTAGAGGCAATTACACAAGAAGAATCTATTTTACAATCAAAAATTGAAACTGCTAAAAGCAAACTTGTAAAGGATGTGAATGGGTAATATAGAGTTCGAAGTAGCTGAGGTTTTAGCTTATGATAACACGTACCAATACATTGCGTCTGGCTCCGATTCAACAATAAATGAATTATTTGCATTGCGAGTAAGATCATGTAGTACATACTATAATAAAAAAGAATTTATTGTTAAACCGTCTAATATTAATTTAAAACAAATACCATTAATTGGCGAATTCGTTTTAATTTGTAAAACATTTAATCAACAATCCAACATATCAATTTTTCGAGAACAATGGTATTATATTACAACGGTTGATTTACATTCTTCAATCAATGAAAACATGTTGCCAGGTGTCTCATTAGGATTGCCTCAAGATCAAATCGATGCTACTAAGCCAGGCTATACATTTACGAGAAAATCAATTTCACCAGTTCAACCATATGAAGGTGATTTTATACTTGAAGGTCGATTTGGAAATAGTATTCGATTTGGTAGTACGGTGGATTATGCTAAAGGCAAATATACAGTTTCTGGATCATGGATTGGTTCAAATTCTGGAGATCCTATAATTGCGTTATCAAATGGCAGAAACAATAAACCTAACAAACAGTTTGTCGTTGAAAATATTGTAACTGATGATGCATCACTGTATTTAACGAGTACTCAATCATTCCCAGAATTCAAATTAAATAACAATTTAAAGATTGGCGAATCATCGTCATCATATAATAAATCACAATTTTTAGGAACAGCAGACCGCATTATTTTATCTGCAAAATCTGATATAGTTGCATTGGATTCTAAAAAAGCAATTGAACTGTTAGCTCCTAAGATTAATATCGGCGTTGGGCCTGAATTCGAAGGTATATTGCAATCTGGTCCTGTTGTGCAACTTCTTACAAAAATAATTAACGTAATTCAAGCCGGGTTCAAAGATTCAGCCGGGACAATTGGAGTTCCGTTATATAATGAATTAGCTAGCATAGAAACTGCACAACTATTGACAAAGTTAACACGAAATGATATACAAATAACTAAATAAAAATAAATAATGGCACTAGGAACACAAATACCGTCTGAAATAGTTAGTAAATTAATTCCGATACTATTTAAACAATTTGATGTGATCTCAAAGATTGCAGAAAGTGCTGCTAACAAATGTAACAATTTACCAGCAAATATACAATGTAATGACCCATTAGTAAAACAGATAAAAGACCAGTTACAGAATTTACAAAATTCAATCCAACAATTAACTGCTATTTTAAATAGTTCTAGTAATATAGCAAATGCTATACAAATTGTAGCAGGAATTGCCGCAACACTTAAAATTATACAACTAGCTATTCCAAGTGTACCAGGAGTACCAACAGGACCGGTAACTGAATTAATTGCAATATGTACTGGATTAATTGCTAATAGTAAATCTGCTGTTAATAGTTTAAATAATATCATTGCAACTATTAAAACGCAATTTGCTCGAATTAATTTTTTGATATCAAATATAATTAATACACTAGGTTCATTGTGTCATGACGAAATATATAATGTATCAGTTGAGGTTAATGATATCATTGCCAATAGTAACTTAACTAATTTATCAGATCAATATCCATCTGAATTTTATACGGATATTAATGTTTCGGATGATGATATAAATAATCGATTAGTACTAATTAATGATCTAGTTCAACAACAGTTAGATGTAGTTAGCAATTTAATTGAGGCTCCAACTAAAATCTTAACAGGCGCGACTACTCCTATATTTGAACAAGGCGATCTAAATGATTATTATGTTAATTACGCATTAAATCAAATGTACGGGCCAAAAACAGAGTCTGGTTGGGGACAACCCGTAAATTTATAATAACAATATTTATATATAAATAATAACATGGATACAAAAACATTTATAAAAGCACTTAAAGTAGCCGTACGTGAGGTTATAAAAGAAGAGTTAACAGAAATTCTTCGAGAAGGATTACAATCAACACTTACCGAAATGAAACGACCTGTTGGTGTAGGAACATCAAAGCCTCCAATTAAATCTGTAAAACGTAAACCATTATTTGAAGATAATAAATGGGCTTCGGTTCTCAATGATACTGAACCATTAACAGAATCACAACCTTTAGCCATGAATAGTTTTAAAGAAGTAATGAATGAGGGTATGGAAGAAATTCGAATGACATCAAAAAATGTTCAAGGATTCGGGGCGATGCGTCAAAACATGAAAGAAGCAATGGGATTAGCACCATCTGCCCCTCAAGTAATGGAAGACCCAGAAACGGGTAAAACAGATGATGTTGCTCCCGACGTACAGCAA